AACGGAACGAGCGGTATTTCAGGTGTTATCAGTGTTGTTGCGCCAATAACAAACACAGGAACATCAAGTTCAGCAATCTTAGGTTTAGATCAGACTGCACTTAGTATTCTTCGCAGTCAAGTAAGTGATTTTACTTCGGGAACTGTCGCTCAAGCCACTAATGCTTCTACTGCGGTTTATGCCACAACATCAGGCACTGCTGTAAGCATTTCGGGAAGCATAACTAAAAGTCAAGTTTCAGATTTTACTTCGGGAACAGTTGCTTCGGCAACAATCGCAGGCACAGCAACTTATGCAACAACTTCTGGCACAAGTGTTTCAATCTCAGGTTCTATAACTAAATCTCAAGTTAGTGACTTTACTTCGGGAACTGTCGCTCAAGCCACAAATGCTTCAACTGCCGCTATTCTCACCACTTCTGGAACTATTACTATGAGTGGAACTGTGGGTTCTTTTATTGTTCGTGGAACTGCTGGAACTTCAGGGCAAGTATTGATTTCTCTTGGTGGTGGACTTGCGCCTGCTTGGAGTACTTATAGTCCTGGTAGTGCTCTAACTGCTGGAACTGCTTTTTACGCTACAACATCAGGAACAGCTAGTTACGCTACAACTGCTGGAACTGCTAGTTATGCCACAACATCAGGAACAGCTAGTTATGCTACTACTTCTGGTACAGCTACTTATGCCACAACTGCTGGAACTGCTGTTTCAATTTCTGGCTCTATAACCAAGTCTCAAGTTTCTGATTTTACTTCGGGAACTGCAACAACAATTTCAGGTTCTATTACTGAATCTCAAGTAACGAATCTTGTAACTGATTTGGCTGCTAAAGCATCTTTAACTTATGTTTACACAAATACTGCGGATAAAAATAATTCATTTCCTACTGTCAATACTGCTATTAGCGTTTTTGGTGGAACAGCAACACCTACCTTTGGTTTCACTGTTTCTGCTGATACAACTTATGAATACGAATTTTATGGATATCTACAACAAACAGGTGCTTTATCTACACAAACTCCTACTTGGTCTATTGGATCTACTGCTGTAACGCTTTCGCCTGTAATTACTCATGTAACAGATTTTGGTTTTACATCAAACACAACTGGTTTAACTATTGCTTCTACCTTATCTAAAGCTAGAACTACATCAACTTTTGCCATGACCGCTATTACAGCTGCGAACGTTAACAGATACTACAATGTTGTTGCAAAAGGCACTATCAGGATTACTGGCACAGGCACAGCAAAGATTTATCCTGCACTTTCGGCAACAGTTAGTGCAGACAATGTTTGGTCTTGGTCTGCTGGAACATTATTTAAACTTACCTATGTGGGTAATGGAACTGCTACTGCGATTGGAACATGGTCATAATGGATGAAATAAAAGAATTACTTCAGAATTGGGTAGAAGATGGTTGTTCTAATCCTGGTGCGTTGCTGCTAGCTCACGCGGCGATTGTAAAACTTGTTGATCGGGTTGAAACTCTTGAAGCACAAGTTGCTGCGCTGTCTAATAACTAATTTTCTATAACAGCCGATAATCTAAAATTGTGGTATGACCGCAATCTATTTTGAACCTTTTAAAGCTAATCTTCGTGGAGATGAGTTCGGCAATCTAGCACCATACCGCAACGGAAGGCCACATCGCGGGCAAGACTGGCATCCTGCTGAGAAATCTCCTATTCACGCTATTACTGATGGCACTGTTTTCCTAAATGAGTGGACTGATGGTCTTGGCTGGATTGTTGTTCATTCGGCTAAAGATGGAATGTTTGTGCTTTACGCTCACCTGGCTAAACAGTCTGACTTGAAGAAGGATGAAAAGGTTGTTGGCGGTAAGACTGTTATTGGTTTGGTTGGTGGCGGTAAGAATACGCCTAGCGGTAGTTTTTCAACTGGGGCTCACCTGCACTTATCTATTGGTAAAGCTAATAAGTCTTGGAGCAATCCTGCTATTCACCTTTGTGCTTACGACCAATTAGTTGATCCGCTGAAACACATTTTAGAAAATAAGGGGTAAGTATGAAACCGTTGGGAAATGTTTTACTTAGAGTTGTTGCTACTTTTGTTGCTTCAGCGTTAGGTGTTATTGGTGCTGGTTCGCTTGGTGGTGTTGCACCTGCTACTGCTGCTGCTATTGGCGGTATTCTTGCTGTCGCTAAAGTGATTGAGAAACTGTCTTTGGCTTTCCTTGAAGATGGTAAATTATCGCAGAATGAGATTAACGCTGCTTTCCAGCAGTCTGTTCAGTTGAAGAATGTGAAGCCTGAGCCTAAAGACTAATAATGAAACCTAAGTTTCTTGTTACTGTTTTCTTTATTTTGACTTTTATCTTTTGGCCTTTGACTGTCGCTCAAGCTGACCCTAATGGTTTAAAAGTTGATGTCTATACTTTTGCTGAAGGTGCTTTGCCTGAAATGCAACCTTATGAGCTGTGTAATTCTGCTGTAACTTCTGTTGCAGACATAAACTTTGATGTTGGTGGCGATGTTGTTGCTGACTGCCAGGCTGACTTTGTGCTTATCCATTATTCGGGTTATCTGACTTCTCCTGTTTCTGCGGATGTTTTGTTTCAGTCGTGGGCTGATGATGGTTTCTACATGTCTTTTGATGGTGTGCCGGTTATAGAGAATTGGTGGCCGAAGGGCTGTTCGGGTGGTTCGGCTGTTGTGCCTATGATCGCTGATGTTTCAGTCAAGTTTGATGCTTGGTGGTATGAGTATGGTGGTGGTGCTTGTAATCGTTTGTATTGGGATGCTGAAGGTGAGTTTGCTGTTGTGCCTGCTTCTGCTTTTAGTCAGGATGTTGTTTATCCGCCTGTTGTTGTGATTCCTGACCCTGTGATTCCTGACCCTGTTACGCCTATCCCTGAGCCGACTACCCCTGTTGTTATTCCTGACCCTGTTATTCCTGACCCTGTTATTCCTGACCCTGTTGTGCCTGAACCTGTTATACCTGACCCTGTTGTGCCTGACCCTGTTATTCCTGAACCTGTTATTCCTGAACCCCTTGTAATTGACCCTGTAACGCCTGTTGAGCCTGTTTTACCGCCTGAACCTATATCTACCCCTGAACCTATTGTTGAGCCTGTTATTGAGCCTTTAGAGCCTGATTTGCCTATTATTGAACCTGTTGTGCCTACACCTGAAGAAGCGCACCAGATTTTGCTTGATACTTTGCTGGAAGAAGCTCAAGCCGATGATGTAAAAATACCTGAAGCCATAGCCAATATTCCTGTTTTAGGTGCAACTATTGTGGCTTTGACTGATGCGTTCAACTTTGTTGGAAATGTTGGGGCAGATATGAGTCCTAAAGTTCGTGCTCAAGCTAAAAAGGAAGTTGTTGCAGCCATCGTGCTAACACAAATAAGTCAATTTGCGACTAGCCAATCTTTAGCTTCTGCTCAATCTTCTGCTAGTGCCGGTGCTAGTGGATCAGGTTCTAAAACAAGGAGAACAAAAGAATGAACTTTCTAAAAGATGTTGTAAATCAGATTTGGACTTTACTGGGCATGCTGATTGCCTGGATTGTGCTTGAAGGAACTGCTAAAACTGTTATTGGTTATTGTATTTTGGCGAGTATAAGCATTTGGTTTATTACTTACCCGATTCGTAGAGATAAAGATTAGTCTGTTCGTTCTCGCTTAAGTTTCTGCCTTTGCTTAGGTGTTGTTCCACCCCAGATACCATAATCTTCGAACATTCCGACCTTTAAGCATTTGTCCATTACAGGGCATCGCATACAAATTTGCCTAGCGGTGTCTATCGCCATGTTATACATCGTGGATGAGCCTTTGTTATTTCCGCGACCTACTGGGACAGAAAATTCTTCAGGAAAAAACACATCAGGCACTTGCTCACACTCGACACCACCATTATCAATAATTGCTTCTTGCAACTCAAAAGTGAGGCGATCGATTCTAAATTTGTCGGCGGTCATAGTTAGAGTCTAGTTATGAGCACAAACAATATAGATTTTTTACTTCCTAACGCTGTGAGCTTAGGAACATTTGTAAATAACAGTCCTGAATGGCATGCACTAAGAAATGAGAAGGGCACAATTTCGGGCAGTGAGATAGGCGCAATTTTAGGGCTCTCACCTTTTACTTCTGCGGTAACTGTGTGGGCGCAAAAGACCGGCAGGCTACCATCAAGTTTTGAACCTAATACTGCTATGCGTTTAGGGCAGTTAGTTGAACCTGCAATCTTTACTTTATATTCTGAGCAGAATCCGACTCATCAAGTTGTTGAAGTAGGAACATACGCGCATAAAGAGCAGACTTGGGCTCACGCTAACCCTGATGGGGTTTGTGTTGATGAAACAGGTGAAGCCTACATTCTAGAGATTAAACATACTGCGACTTATTGGGATAGTGTCCCTGAACATTATCGGGCTCAAGTGTTTTGGTATATGTGGGTTACAGGTTTGAAGCGTGCAGTGTTTGCTGTCGTAAATGCGGGCAGATATAACACTTATGAAGTGTTGTGGGATCAGTTTGAATTTGATGCTATCTACCATCGAATCCTAGATTTTAGAACACGCATTTTTGCTGATGTGCAGCCTGACTGGGATGGCAGTGAAAGCACTTATGAAACGACCAGAGCTATTTCGCCTGGTGTTGAATCGCGTGATGAAGAGTTAGGCACACTAGGCATAGAGCTATGTAACGCTCAGATTGACTTTGATAAAGCCGAAACTCATTTGCGCGAAATGAAATCAAGAGTTATAGGGGCTTTAAATGGTGCTAAGAATGGCACTATTGATGGGCAAGTTGTTGTAACTTTAAGTCAAAGGGGCAATAATGCGCCTTACCTAACAATAAAGAAAGCAGTAAAGAAATGACTTTAGATTTGCCTTACTACACAGGATTGATTTTGGCTTTAGGTTTTGTTCTTATCCCTATTGTTGCGATTGCTGCCTGGGCGATTATGAACCTTGACAGAAAGAAAAGAAAATAATGGCGATGTTTGATCTAACTCAATATCAGACTGTTCAAGAGCGTATTGACTTGTTTTGGGCTAAATACCCTAATGGCAGACTAAATGTCGAACTTGTTTCTTTCACACCTGAGCAAGTAGTTTTTAAGGCAGAATGTTATGCCAACAAAGATGATGTTTACCCGATGGCTGTCGATTATGCAGAAGAACGCTTAGGCAGTTCACCAGTTAATAAAACATCATTTCTAGAAAATTGCAGCACTTCCGCTTTGGGAAGGTGCATCAGCGCGCTCGGTCGAGAGTTCAGTCCTAAAGGCAAAAGACCTTCAGCATCCGAAATGAGCAAAGTGGAACGCCTAACCGCTAAACCTGTGGCACGAAACTGGGAATTGGCTCTAAGCAACATAAACGATATTGAAGGTTTGCGATCACTTTATCTTGAAGCCAAACAAGGTAAAGCAGCACCTAGTATTCTGGAAGCAATAAAAGGTAAGGCTGATGGAATCTCTGGAGTTGCTTCGTAACATAGGTGTCCTGTCTGCTCATGTTCGTGAGCTAGGTGAACTTGTTGTTGTGTTGCGTGATGACCCTATTTTGCGCGGTAAAACGCTGTCTAGGCTACATGAACAGACTTTGCGCCTAAACTTTATGATCAGTTTCTTACAGGATTAGGTGTTTTCGCTGTGTCTATGGTTAGATACAGATTATGGACAAAACGCGTTACCAAGAACTTCTCAAAACTAATCAAATCGATTGTTCGCAGTGTGGGCAAAGAGTGCCTTACACAATTTGGGCTAAACGTCGAGAACGCGGTAAAACTGATTGGGATAAATGTCGCGACTGCACCGCTAAACCTTCTAACGCTGTAAGGACAATACACCCTGTTTTAGGTGTAATCATTTGTTACCCCTACACCGGTGAATTAGATGACTTGTGGCGGCCTATTGATGATACTGGCCAACTGTTTCTACCTGGCGAACGCCTATGCGGTTTGAAAGACTGTGTGAACCGTAATCATGTTATCGGGCTAAAATACGCTAAGAAACCTAAACAAATAACAGATTTTGAACTATTGATGGCTATGGTTGAAGTTCAGGAATACCAGAAACGGACAAGGACAAGCTAATGAATAAACCTAGAAACAGTTTTGAAGCAGTAAAAATGGTGTTAGATCATGCACCTAAAGATTTGAGTAATGCTCAAAGACTTGTGCTCATTCAAATTGCTAACCATTACCCTAATCCGCATATAAGTCAGAAAACTCTTGCAGCCGAAATAGGGGTTAGGCGTATTGATACCGTCAATCGTGCAATCAAAGTTTTAGTGAACCGCGACTTGCTGATTATGCACCGTCAAGGCCATATGAAAGCTAATAAGTATGAGTTGAATTACGGTTCTAGCGTATACGGTGAAACCGTCTCTATGACTACACGCCAAACCGCTGTTCATGTATACGGTCAAACCGTTAACAAACAAAGAACTATTAAAGAATATAACAAAGAAGCGTTTTTTGATTTTCTAAATAATTTTGTTGATTCAACCGTTAGTGAAGCTGTTGTTTTGAAAGCATGGACACGAGCACTCCTAAAAGGCGCTAGCGAAGATTTACTTGTTACCGCTTCGCGGACTAATAGGGATAATTTGCAACCTGATGCGTGGCTCAATTTTGAGAAGTGGAAATCTTTTAAACCTGTTTCTAATATTGATGATGATTCTTGGAAGGTAAGAGCTGAAAATGACTAATTTGTTTGAGATACCGGCTGTTGATCCGCAGGCTTTGTTGGAACGCCAGATTTTGGGTGCGATGATGCATTGGCCTAGGGTGTTGGATGATTTTGTTGTTGATGTTGAGTGGTTTGATGATGGTTTGAATAGGCAGGTTTATGGCAAGGTTTTGAAGGTTTGGGGGGTTAGTGATGTTTCTGACCCGTCTTTGGTTGCTGTTGGTGAGCAGGCTCGTTTTGTGCATAGGGTTTTTGAGTGTTTTGGTGATTGTTTTGCAGCTCAAATTTCTTATGAGTTTTATTTGGATAAGTTGAAGGAGTCTTGGGCTAAACGGATTTTGATGTCTTTTGCTCAAGGCTTGTTGGGTGAGGGTCAGGATGTTGATGATCAGATTGATTCGGCTAATCACATTTTGGAGCGTTTGTCCAGGGTGCAGGATGAGGATGTTGTTTATACGCCTGCCGATTATTTGCCTGTTTATTTGGATGATATGGCTTCTGGTGATGCTGTTATGCCTACTTCTTGGAAGCGTTTGAACAAGATTATTGGTGGTTGGCGTGATTCTGGTTTGTATGTGATTGGTGGTCGGCCTGGTCAGGGTAAGACTATTGTTTTGTTGCAGGCTGCATGGGATTTGGCTTCTGCGGGTAAGAAGGTTTTGTTTGTTTCGTTGGAGATGCCGGTGAAGCAGTTGCAGCATCGTATTTTGGCTCAAACTTTGAGTTTGGATGTTTCTTTGATTGCAGATAATAGGTTGGATGCGATGGTTATGAGTCGTGATGGGTCTAGTGCTTCGGCTAAGGATTTGGTTGATGGGTCTCAAAACTTTTTGAACGATAATTTGATGATGTTTGTGCCTTCGGCGATTACGCCTACTCAGTTGCGTTCTATTATGAAGAAGGTTTTGCGTAAGGGTGATTTGGATGCGGTGTTTGTTGATTATTTGCAGATTGCTGATGATGATTCTAAACATTCGATGCGTAATGATGAGATTAGGGCTATTTCGGGCAAGTTTAAGAAGATTGCAAAACAGTTCGATTTGCCTATTATTACTGCGGTTCAGTTGAATCGTGAAGTGGAGAATAGGGCTAAGGGTAAACCTAAGCTGACTGATATTGGTGAGTCGGACAAGATTGGTATGGATGCGGATGTGGCGATTATGATTCATCGCGATCATCAGGCTGGGGATGACCCTGATGGTCAGGGTTCGGATTTGTATTTGTATGTTGTGAAGAATAGGCATGGTCGGACTGGTGCTGCCAGGTTTGTTGCTCAGGATGCTTTTAGTCGTATTACAGAGAATTTGGCCTAAACTAATTTTGTGGTTGAAGATAATAAGGTTGAGTGTCGGCGTTGCGGGTTTATGTGGGCTGTTGCAGCTGAGAAGCGGGGTCGTAAGGATCTTCTTTGTATAAACTGTCGGGCTAGGAAGCAGGCTGTTATTCAGTATGGGGTTTTGCGTTGTATTCCGCATGAAGGTTTAGTTGATGTTGATCTGAATCCGATTGATGAGTCAGGGAAACTGCTAAAAGCAGGTGAGCGTGTTTGTGGGCATAAAGATTGTATGAATGAAACACATATTGTCGCACCCTAACCTTAGACTATGTAAGTAATACTCAAACATCTATTAGAAAAGAGAAATCATGGCTCAGGTCAAGGTAACAGGTAAAGTAAATAAAGTTTTTGGGGCAAGCTCACAAGGGTTATCGCTTGTTGAGTCCTATAAGTCGGCTACTGGTGAAGATTACACAAGGACTTGGACTGTCTGGTTTGCTGTGGCACATAACATTGCGGTTGATGCGGATGTTACTGTTACAGGGCAACTTTCAGCGAAGATTGAAGATTTTGAAGATAAGACTGGTAAGCCTGGTCGTAAAGTCAAGTTGGA